CGAGCTCGAAGAGCTTAGTTACGCTCTCTGCAGATGTGGTTCGTTCAGATGTGGTGAGTACCATTTTGGTAGCTGCCACTCGTGCGAAGTTGATCCGCACTGCGTATGCGACGCGAAGGAATCCGCCCTTGAGGCGCTGATTGGAAGATATGCAATGTACCCAGCACCCACTGTACTCAATCCCAAATATCGTTCCCATGAGAAGGGGGAAAGGAAACCCCCTTGCAGTCTCCTCCTAAAAATATCCCTCAATGAGGACGCTGTGAACGAGTGCATCAGGCTTCTCGAAGATGTTTACAACATCAAGGACGGGTGCCAGCTCCATGAGCGGGGTAAGGACCCCGTTTCGAAATGGAGAAAGGTCGGCAGCCTCGACGTTGCCGCTCCAGAGAGTACCTGCTGCTCCCGGATGTTAGGGGACCCCCGAGCCCATCACATAAGTCATCCCGTCGAACATGCTTCGCATACCGACGGCAGTATGGGAACAACTCAGGCCCCTCGGTTAGCTAAGATTGTTAAGAAGAAGAAAAAGGATCTCACAAAAGTCCCCTGGTTCACTGTTGAGCTCGGACTCCCATTTCTAGACATGCGCGAGAAACGACCTGGTGAGGTCATCACGCGCTACGGATTCGCGTTACCCAAGTATGAGGATTTCCTCCGATATCTTGACGATTGTCTCGATGACGAGGAACCCCTCAAGGCAAAGGTAGCACTTATCCTGGAGCCGCTCAAGTGCCGGGTCATCACGAAGGGTGAGGGCCTTCCCTACTGGCTCTCACAGACCTTTCAGCAGGAAGCGAAGGATATCCTGCGAGAAACTCCCGCGTTCACCCTTACGGGGGTGCCCGTCGACGGGTCCCATATCTACGGCCTCCAGTTAGCAACTGAGGCCCTGGGGCTCGATTTCCCTCTTTGGGTGTCCGGCGATTACAAAGCCGCGACAGACGGGCTCTCCCTCGGGGTGAATCAATGTTGCCTTGAGCTTCTTCTCAAGAATCTCTCAGCAACAAGTCGAGAGCGAAAGGTTTGTAAGAAAGTACTCGGCGCACACCTTGTCGAGTATCACGAGGACCAGACCGAATGTTGTGGTCCGGATCAAAACCTCGACCCCTTCCTGATGCAAAACGGACAACTTATGGGATCCCTTTTGTCCTTTCCCGTTTTGTGCCTTATCAACCTCGCTGCATACTGGCTCGCCCTCGAGGAGTATACCGGCCGCCGTTTCACCAAGGATCAACTCCCTGTTCTTGTAAACGGTGACGATATCCTCTTCAAGGCCGATGCGGGCTTCTATGAAGTTTGGAAGAAGTGGATCGGCCGCGCCGGTTTCACACTTTCGCCTGGGAAGAACTACACCAGTCCGAACTTCCTTACTGTCAACAGCGAGGCGTGGCTCATGCGCTATAAGGGCGGGAAACCGGACTTTCTGAAGCTCCGGTATCTCAACGCGGGTCTGCTACTCTACGAGGCTGCTGGGCCGTGCCGGCCCCCACTTCGAAGAGAGAATCGTGAGGCACCATTCATCGACAAAATGCAATTCTGTCTCGATACCTGTAATAACCCGGCCCGCACTTACAACCGGCTAAAACACCACTATCGGGAGAAGATAGCTACGGCTACCAGTCGCACACGCAAGCGTGATTACAAGCGTGAGCGGGAGGAGAAGAGTGAGGAACCGATCTATGAAAACGTCGATCCCGGTTTCTTCTCCCTCACTGCCGCCTGCCAGCTCGGAGGCTGCGGCCTCCGACTCCCTCCCGACCTCCGGGACCAGACGCGCTTCACGCCGATCCAGCAGAAGATTGCCGGTGCCTCCCACCATTGGTGGACACGGCCCGCCACGGTACGACTGAACCCTCCGGAGTCCAATCCTTTCGTCCACGCCACCCGGCCAATAAACGCCGCCCGCGTTGACGACATGAAGCGACACCCCTGCTTCGAAATCGTTGACCGGGACAAACTTGAGCCTTTGCGAAAATATGAGGCTCGGTGCGATGACGTGGCCCGCTCTGCCGGGCGCGTCCTTTTAAACTGTCAGGTCCACCCCGATGTGGAGCTCCCTGACTATCTCTATCGGGACCTCGCGCCGAAGCTTCTCTATGACCATGTTTTCCGACAAATGAAAGGGAAATCCCATCCCACCATCCACAACCCTCATGATTTCTGGAGGGAGTTTCGTGTGGTTTTCGCGGATACCCAGGAACACATTATCGAACAACACAACCAATTCATTCGGTATTCGCCCAAAGATGCAGACGGGGTTTTAATCCATCGGAACTCTGGGACTTCTCAACCGCAGAAGCTGGGTCATACGAGTGCCCAACCAGTCCCGGAAGACCCGATCTCCGACCCATTACCCATCCGGCAAAGTCCGATGTGTAACATCTGTCGGGGACCTTGTACAAACTTCGAGGACCACTTCGAAAGGGGGCCAACTGATGAAGCCTCCCCAGATCGCCCTGTACCTGTTCCCCTCGTTTACTCCACCTCGAGACAATCTTGGTGGCAGTCTTATCTCGAGGGCCGAACGGTACCCAGGCCCGATCCGAACATGGCAGAAATGGCTACGGGTTCTGCTGACCGCCGTCGCGAGTGGACCTCTCCTGGTCCAAATCTCGTTGCTGACCTTGCCTCCGTTCTCCTTCGTGGAGTCGAGGAAGTGAGCAGCTCGAGTACTCGTGACGGGACCCCTCATGTCACCACACAATTCTACCGTTCAGACTCATGGTCTGTGGACCCGGTGTTCACGCCTGAGCTGCGTGCACTACCGCAGGCCTCCCTCGCCGAGGATCTCCCTGATCCTGTTCTGGAGCTTATCCGAACGTTCATACATCCCCGGTGGCGGGAGTCTCAGCCCGGTGAATGGCCCGAGGCGGAGAAGTTACGGGAGTGGATCTACGATCCCGAGGATCAATCCTACTCCTGGTGTCTCCCCCGCGACAGTTTCTGGCGTGAAGCTGCGACTCTTGCCCTCTGCATGAGTAGCGGCAGCCGGATTCATTTCGGGTCATCTAGACTGGGTCCTGTACTAGTGCAGCCCTGGCTCACATCACACCTATATCCGCGTCCTCTGGTCGCACAGGAGCAGAACCTGCCCTCCTACGAAAGATGGAGGGC